AAAAAACCAACGAAATAAAAACCATTTTACATTTACAAAATAAAGATTATATCTATCGCTATGTTCTAGTTGATAGATTTAAACATACATCAACTGCACATCATGGTTTTGATAAAGATTTAGAACTAACAGAAGCTGAGATCTTTGCTAAAGTTAAACCAAGACAATTAAGAAGAAAGTACATTATTAAAAATGACACTAAGTGATTTTGATCCAAGATTATTAGATATCTATGCAAAACCTAAACATCTATTGCACTTTGAATGGAATGGATCTAGTGATGTTTATAGATACGCATTAGTTGAGATTATTAAACAAAATAAGATTAATTTAAGAAATAAACAAAAAGAAGATGAAACAGGTTTATCTCAAGAAGAGATTTGGCAAAAATACAATATTGTAGTAAAGAAAGACTAATATGGCATCAGTAGTAGAAATTTGTAATGGAGCTTTAAATCAATTAGGTGCATCTACAATCTTAACACTTACAGAAGATTCTAAGAACGCAAGACTTTGCAATGCTAGATATTTGAATGTAAGAGATGCAGTATTTAGACATCACCCTTGGAACTGTTTATTAAAACGAGCTCAACTACCAGCTGATACAGAAGCACCAGCTTGGGGATTTACCAAACAATTTACACTACCATCAGATTGCTTAAGATTAATTAAAATTTTAGATTACGAATCTGATCACGTTGTAGAAGGTAGAAAGATTTTATCTCATTCTACTTCTATGAAAATATTATATATATCAAGAGTTGAAGATCCTAATGAATACGATGAATTACTTAGAGAAGTATTAAGTTCTGCGTTAGCTGCTGATATTGCTTATGCAGTAACATCATCTAATCCAGTAGCACAAAATATGTATGCTTTATATCAAGAGAAATTAAAAGATGCTAGATTCGTAGATTCAACAGAAGGATACAATACAGATCAAGAAATGGGTATGGCATCTGTAGTAGATTCAAATACGTTTATCAACTCTAGGTTTTAAAAACCATGGCTAGAGTTGCTGTTCAATTAACAAACTTTACAGGCGGAGAATTATCACCACGTTTAGATGGTAGAAATGATCTAGCCAAATACGCATCTGGTTGTAAGACTTTACAAAACATGGTTGTGTATCCTCATGGTGCAGCAGCAAGAAGACCAGGAACAAACTTTGTAGCTGAAGTTAAAACATCATCTGCATTTACAAGATTAATTCCTTTTCAATTTTCAACTGAACAAACTTATATTTTAGAATTTGGTAATCAATATATTCGTTTCTATAAAGATAGTGGTGCAGTATTAGAATCAAATAAAACAATCACAGGTATCACTCAAGCAAATCCTGGTGTTGTTACAGCATCATTTACAACATCATCTTTTCCAGTAGTTGAATCAACAGCTCTTTATAACTCTGCTAATTCTGCAGTAACAACAGCTCCAGTAACTATGCCAACAAATATTATTACTGGTGATTTATTAATCATGCTTTTTAAACCAGGATCAACTGGAGTTCCAAACACTCCTACTGGATGGACATTATTAGCATCAAGAGTATCTACTGGTAATTCTTATATTTATTATAAAATTTCTGATGGAACAGAAGGATCTCTTGTTAATGTAACATTAACATCTGCTTATGTTTCAGCTATTACTTACAGAATATCTAATTATAATGGAGTTCCAGAAGCTGCATTTGCAGCAACCAACGTAAATGATCCACCATCATTAACCACATCTTGGAGTTCAACAAAAAATTTATTTATTGCAGCATGTACAACAAGAAGTTCGGATGACGCTTTTACTGTAGCACCAGCAGGATATTCTGATTTATTAACAACTGGAAATTCCTCTAATGGAGCAACTACACATACAAGAGTAGCAACAGCCACTAAACAAGTAGATGGTCAAACAGATGATCCTGCTGCATTTACTATAACAGGTACATTAGACAATCCTCATTCGGCTACCATTGTTGTTAGAGGTGTAACAACAGATATAACTAATGGAAGCACCATTGTTATTTCTGGTGTTGTTGGAATGACACAGGTTAATGGTAAACGATTTAAAATAGCAAATAAAACAGCAACTACATTTGAATTACAAAATATAGATGGTGTTGATGTAGATACTACTTCCTTTACTGCTTATGCTTCTGGTGGAGTATTTAATGTAGTTTATGAAATATCAACATCTTATGAAACTGCAGATTTAGAAACTTTAAAATTCGCACAATCAGCAGACGTAATGTATATTGTTCATCCTAATTATCCAGTTCAAAAATTATCAAGAACTGGACATACCTCTTGGACATTAGAAGAAATAGATTTTGTTAATGGACCATTTTTAGATCATAATATTGAAGTAACAAAACTAACAGCCAGTGCTGCAACTGGTAAAGGAATTACAATTACAGCATCAGATGTTGTTGGTATTAATAATGATCAAGGTTTTTTATCTACTGATGTAGGTAGATTAATTCATATTGGTATAGGTAAGGGAGTTGCAAAAATAGTAAGTATTACAAGTTCCTTAGTTGTTGTGGCTGATGTTATAGAACCTATATCAACAAAAAGCTCAACAGAAACAGCAGAACATTTAGATAGCACAGAAACGACTATAGATGTTGATGACACATCACCATTTCCTGCAACTGGAACAATATTAATTGAAGATGAGCAAATAACATACACAGGAAAAACATCAACATCACCATTTCAATTTACAGGTTGTACTCGTGGAGCAAACTCAACAACAGCAGTATCACATGAAAAAGATGAAAAAGTTGTTAGTTTAAACATTGATCCTACAGATGACTTTGCATTAGGAGCTTTCTCAGAAACAACAGGTTATCCTTCTTGCATAACTTTTTATGAACAACGATTAGTATTTGCTGGAACAAAAGATCAACCACAAACTTTATATTTTTCTAAATCAGGTGATTACGAAAACATGGATGATAATTATCATGGTACAATTGCAGATGATGATGCCATTGTTTACACTATTGCTTCTGATCAAGTGAATGCAATTAAATTTTTATCTTCTACAAGAATTTTAATTGTAGGAACTGTAGGAGGCGAGTTTTCAGTATCAGGGGGAGGGGGTGATGATCCTGTAACTCCAACAAATATAATAATTAAAAAACAATCTAACAATGGTTGTGCAAACGTAGATCCTATTCCAGTTGGAAACGTAACTCTATTCTTACAGAGAGCTAAAAGAAAGATTAGAGAACTAGCTTATAACTTTGATGTTGATGGTTATGTTGCACCTGATTTGACAATTTTAGCAGAACATATTTCTGAAAGTGGTTTTAATGAATTATCCTATCAACAAGAACCTAATCAAATTATTTGGGCTGTAAGACAAGATGGTCAATTAGCTGGTTTAACTTATCAAAGAGAACAACAAGTTGTTGCTTGGCATAGACATATATTCGGTGGTGCATTTAGTACAGGTAATGCTGTATGCGAATCTGTAGCAACCATTCCAACAGATGATAAAGAATATCAAACATGGGTTATTATTAAACGTACCATTAATGGTGTAACAAGACGTTATGTAGAATACTTAAATCAATTTGATTTTACAGAAACAGATAACACAACATTTAATTTCTTAGATTCTCAACTTGCTTATGATGGATCTGCAACGACTACTATTTCTGGTTTAGATCATCTTGAGGGACAGGTTGTATCTGTTCTTGCAAATGGTTCAACTCATTCTGATAGAACTGTAACTAATGGTTCTATAACTTTATCAAGATCATCTACTAAAGTTAAAGTAGGTTTACATTATTCATCAATATTGCAAACTATGAGAATAGATGCTGGAGCTCAAAATGGTACATCTCAAGGTAAAACAAAACGAATTTATAATATTACAATTAGACTTTATGAGTCTATTGGTGTAGAAGTTGGACCAAACTTGTCTAATATGGAATCTATTCCATTTAGATCCTCAGCACAATTAATGGATACAGCTATTCCTGTATATACTGGTGATAAGGAAGTAGAGTTTAGAGGTAACTACGAAACAGATGGTCATATCTTTGTTCGTCAAACTCAACCTTTACCTTTAACAGTTTTATCGTTATATCCAGAATTGATTACAAATGATGGTTAATAAATTAATAATAATTCCTTATAAACAAAATCATGGTAAAATAATCATGCAATCACAAATGAACCATATGCTTACACAGAAAGACGCATCATTTATTATTAATGATAACAATAAAGAATGTATGGATCTAGAACAAGAGCATCTAGCATTTACAGGATTAATTAATGATAAGGTTATAGCTGCAGCTGGTATGAAAAGAATATGGGGTAATGTAGCTGAGGGTTGGTTCATTGCTAAGAATGATGTTTGGAATTATCCAATAACGATTGCAAAAGCTGTAAAGCAAAATATAGATTATCTTGCAACATCTAATAATATTAAAAGATTACAAACTGCAGTTCGTGCAGACTTTGGAATTGGTATTAGATTTGCTAAGTGGTTAGGATTTACTAATGAAGGATTAATGAAAAGCTACGGATTTGATGGTGCTGATCATTATAGAATGGCGAGGATTTACTAATGAGTTTTATACTTCCAGCTGTAACAGCAGCTTCAGCAGCAATAGCACCAGTAGCTCCATTTATATCTGCAGGAACTTCAATATTAGCTGCATCTCAAGCAAATGCTGTAGGAAAATATAATCAGTCAATTCAAAATAGAAATGCACAGATTGCTACTCAAGAAGCAAAAGCAATAGAGAACCAAACTATATTTGATATAGCTCAATTTGATACTAAATTTAATCAATTACAATCTAAGTCAAGAGTTAATTTTTTAAAATCAGGTGTTGAATTAGATGGAACTGCATTAAAAGTTTTAAGAGCAAATGAAAATCAAGCTCAAATTGAAAGAAATACTATAGAATATAATTCAAAAATAAATCAATATAGAAAATTTGAAGAAGCAAATTTTGCAACTATTCAAGGAACTTTAGCAAGACAACAAGCTAGAACAACTTCAATGGGATTTCTTGCTTCTGCTGGATCAAGTTTATTAACTGGAATTAAATCTTAATATGTCAAGAGATTATAAAAGTGAATATGAAAATTATCATTCTAAACCAGAACAAAAAAAAGATAGAGCTGGTAGAAATGGTGCTAGAAGAATGTTAAAAAAAAAACATGGAAATAGTTTACTTGGTAAAGATGTTGATCATAAAGATAGAAATCCAAGAAACAACAGTATGAGTAATTTAAGAGTACAATCTAAATCAGCAAACAGATCAAGGAATCAATAATGCCAAAGATACCTACATTTGAAGCACAAACAAGACCAACAGCTGAATCTGCAAGTTTAAAAAGTTCTTTACAACTTTCACCTGCCGCAACTCCAGCTGCTTCACTTGTTCCTTTTGCAGAAAAATTTTCTGAATATTCTTTAAGGGAAAGAATGATTGTTGATAAAACAGAATCATTAAAATTAGAAAACGAATCAACTCCAGAATATAAAGATGTTGTTAGAAAATCTGAATCATTTTCAGATCCTAAAGAAGCTAAAGATTTTTTATTAAAAAATGGTAAAGAAGTATTAAATAAATATGCAGGCAAAGCATCAAACGATAGAGTTAAAAAATACTTTGCTGGAAGTTTTGCAATAGAAGAAAATAAAGCACTAGGAAATGTTATTGATGCTGTAAATAAAAATTTAGTTAAGTCCAGAACAACTGAAGTTGAAACAAAAACTAAAACAAAAATATCTGACTATGTTTATTCAAATAGTAAAATTCCATTAAATAATTTTATTGATGAATTAATGTTAGATTATGATTCAATGTTACAAGATGGATTTATTAATGAAAACGATCATAAATTAACTCAAGAAGAACTTGTAAAGACAGTAGCTTTTGAAAAAACTAAAAAAATATCCGGAGATAATCCTGTTGAACTTTATAAAATAATAGATGATCCAACTAAAGTTCCTTACTTAGATGATAAACAAAGAAAAGAATTAAAAAGAACAATTGAACAAGATTTAAATGTAAGAAAAACAACCTCAGATCTTGTATTTAATCAACAGATAATTGAAAGTTCAAATAGATATGGAGATGAACTTTTAAAAAACAAAAATAAAGGAGTTAATCCTAAAGCAATTGATGAATTATTTTCTTTTAATGATCAAGCAAAAGAAAAAATGTTTAATTTAAATGACAGAATTTTAAAGAATCAATTAAAAAAAGATTCTGTTTATACAAGCAATGACAGTGTTATTAAGAAAATTTTAAATGAAGAAATAAAAAATGATGTTGAAGATTTTCTTTTAGATAATGAAACTGGCAATCCACAATCATTAGTTGATCGTGTTGGTAATGGAACAATTAGTTTAAATGATTATAATTTTATTAAAGAAATAATAAATACATCTGGAAAAGATGAAAAAGAAAAATCAAATATAAAAGATTTTTTCAAATTTATTGATGATAATTCTCCATACGTTCAAGGAAATAGTGCGTTTCGTTTTTTAGACAAAGAGTATGATAACAGATTAATTGGATTTAGAAATGAAATGTATCAAGAATATAAAAGCGGTATTGAAAAAGGAATACCTCATAGATATTTATTAAATAGAAGTAGCAAAAACTTTATTGGAAAAAAAATAGTTAATTTCTTACCAGACAGAGAAACACAAAGAAAATTATTACTTGATAATACAGAAGCAATTTTAAAAGAAGGAAAACCAC